CTGGAATACTTGCCAACCATTCGAGATTTTGATTATCTGGACAGTGCAGACATTTTGACAGTAGATGTCGAGGCAAATGTCGTGTCGATGGGTCTGGTATTTCAAGACATCGATGTACTGCAAACCATTGCAGAGGGTCAAGTTTTGGAGGGTGTCGATGCTGAATTCTTTTATGTTTTGATCAAAAACGACAGCTGCATCAACACATTCGAGTCGAGGGTCGTTTTGTACAGAGGTCAAATACAGGAACCTGTGTACGGAGACCCGTCAGACCTGGACGACTTTGTATCATTCAGTATCGAGTCGCAACCGTATACCAGTGAACGTCTGCTACTGGATGCCGGTATGGTGATTGACGACAGGTTTGCAGACCCGGATACAGACACGGCAACCGGTAAACCGTATCCAGTGACATTCGGATATGCATCGACTGCAGACGATGTATTCACTGCACCTGCATACTGTTTCAAGAAATATGACAGTCACAACGCACGTTTTATGATTGCAGGACACACAGTCGAGGCTACACAGGCAGCGATACAGGACGACAGCTACAACAGTGCAACCAAAAGTATCCAGACAGATACAGATGGTGAAGGCAACATATATTCATACATCGAGATAGTACCATCTGACAACGTAGCTATGCCAGGACACTCGACATCAGGTGAGAGTCGTGAGTGGTGGGTATACTTGAATGAAGGTGGATACCTGAATCCGTATGGAGACGGCAGTCTATCCAGGGGTGGAGACATCTGCAGATGGGCACTGCATCGTTCTGGACAGTCTGTCGATGATGGCAGCTGGGCAAATCTGTCTGTGATTTTGAACCAGTACACGTTTGCAGGCTACATCAACGATGCAGAGATCACAGCATTTGAATGGCTGAACGGAAACATTTTGCCATTCATGCCGGTATCGATGCAGATGGGTCCAAAAGGGATTCGTCCAATCATCACAGAACTATGGGCACTGACGTTTGTATCGACAGTGTATTCCATCGAGGTCGGAGACGATAAACAATGTCAACAGGTATCACCGGTGTCGACACTACGAAATACATCAGACTTATCGAACGATATATCATTAAAATATGCCAAAAGAGGACACGACCAGTCGATGTCATTGACGATGACAGTCGAGTCGAATCTGGCAAAACAGTCACAAAACAAGTACGGTCGTCGTCCGCGTGTTTTGGAGGCAGATTACATCTATGATGACGGGACAGCTGCAAAGGTCGTGATGGACAAAATACGTGCACTGTCGACTCCATTGCAAACGGTCGACATCGTTGCACCGTCTGAACTCGGCTGGTTGCAAGTCGGGGATGTCGTCGATGTGACTATCGAACGTATTCACCTTGTAAAACGCAAAATGATGGTGATTGCAAAACAATGGACTGAAACAACCTGGACACTCACACTGCTATTCGAATGACATTGCATGTCATCGACAGTGACAGAATGCGAATGTAGAGTACAATGACGATACGAGGTATACATGCAGGTATTTTTGGATAGACAGCATCTGGGCAAACCAGGTCGATGGAATGATGAAGGTGCAAAGAATGCAGAGGTGACAGAGACTTATCTGACATCACAGTACATTTTTGCAGCTGAGAACCACCTGCGGATGAAGGGTATCGATGTCATTGTTTTGACAGATGGCTGGTACACAGAACGACATGCACGTGTGAACGAATATGCAGAGGGCAAATGTGTATACATCGCCTGCCATATCAATGCCGGTGGAGGTGCATACGGTGCATCATTTTACGACTATCGTTCGTCTGCAGGCAGCTCGCTAGCACAAAAGGTCAATCTAGCACTTGCAAATGCTTGTCCAGAACTGGAGTCTGTAAAACGCATCGAATGCAAGCCGACTGACTGGACAAAGAACGCATACAATACAATCAAAAATGTCGGTCGTCCTGTATCACTGTGTTTTGAACCGTTGTTCATAGACTGTGATGCACATCAACCGTTAACAACCCCTGAAGGCATCCGACGTGTCGGTATTGCACTTGCAGAGGGTATTGAGAACTATCTACACTCATATCAATAGAGGTGAAAAATGGACTGGAATAAAATAAAAATGGTAGCTAGAATTCTGAAGGCGATGCAACCCGTTGTCTGGGCTATCGTTGACGACATCATCGAGGCAAAACAAGCCGACTCTGACGGCGGTGAAAAAATCACACGTGATGAACGTCAAGAAATAATTATCGAGCACCTTTTGGACTTGCCTGCAAAACTCGAACCTATCATCAAAGAGCTGTAACATGCCAGAACAGGACCTCATACATCTGATGATGAATGGAGGCTCCAATGTTGCATTCGGTGTATTCCTTTACTGGCAGTACATGGAACAGCGCAAACGAGCCGACGAACGTGAAGCAAAACAAGAGGCACGTGAAAAGGAGCTGCGTGACAGATATGACAAAGTCATTGCAGATTTACAGGCACGTGAGGATGCCATGCGTACAGAGATCGTCAAAGAAATAACGGACCTCGACAAACGTATGTCACTGTTAGAACAAAAACTCGACATCGTATCAAAGATCGTCGAAGATATAAAAGCTAGATTCCAGAGGGTCGTGTGATGCCAGTCGTCAGAGTACCAGGTGGATACAAAGCACATAAAGGTGCATCAAAAGTGCATCGTCGCAAACGTGATGCGTACAGACAGCTGATGGCTATCAAGGCTAGTCAGGCACGTCGGGCAAAACGTCCGTCATACAAGTGATGAAAAACATATAACAGTCGTATGCATCTGCATATGCTGTGTGTGCATCGTCATGTGACCAGCTGTAGTAGTCTCTGATTGCAGACATCGATGCAGTGCGGAGTGGCAGGTATGCATATGCAAGTGTCATCGTGCACATGAATCTATGTGTGAGGATGTCAGTGCAGTGATGTGACAACCATTTGGATTCGAATATGGCATTATGTGCACATATGATGCCGTCTGACAGTCGTCTGGAGATGTCTGCAACGACTTCGAACCAGTACGGTGCATCACTCCAGTCGTCGTCATTGTATCCGTTGACATTCAGTGCAGCTTTAGATGCCTTGTCAAGTCTGACAGGTTTGACTTTTGTATGGTACACATCATGTATCGTTTTACCCCAGTTATTCGAGGTGAGTATACAGACCTCGATGATTTCACCGATAGTCGGGTCGAGATGTGTTGTTTCAAGGTCAACAAAATGAATAGTCCGGGGGTCGTTCAAGTCCATACTGCACTCCAGTGTCATATGATACTTTACAGTATCAGATTTGACTGTACAGTATTTTGACCAGAATCCCCTGCACCTGTACAGTATTTTGACCAGTACAAAAATATTTGTAAAAATGTATACATGTTTTGTATCGACTACGATACACTATTGACACTGCAAGACATTCAGTCGTGCAGCTGTAAAGACAAAACCATTGAACAAAGGGATTTTACAATGGATAAAGACATCAAAACGACCGTCCTAGGTTATGCATTTGTCACCGTGGCATTTGCACTTGTACCAGCTACATTCGCACTTTTGTGTACCATCGCAGGGGTGTAAAATGATTCGAAACATCAAAGAATACATGAAGGACCTAGGATGGGACATCATCGACCTGCATCAACAAACAGACATCGACATTGCAGATTTGCAAGACATTTTGAAGAGCAAAACAAAACCTAGCTACAGCCAGGTTATGTTGATAGTCGTTGCCATTACAAAACAGTATCCAACAGAGCAAAACTGGCAGATTTATCACAACATTATGGTGTCTCCAATATTCAGAGGGGGTGACAAATGATTAAAATAGTCATCGTACACTGGAAGGGTGGTCTGTCTCGATGGTATCCGTACAGTCTGGAGACCCTTGCAGAACTAGGTCGGTCGTGCTGTGGTATAGATCGTATTGAAATATTAGAATGCGGACTTGAAGGTATCCAGATCACTGAAGGGGGTGCAGAATGAGTCTGTCAAAAGCACAACGAGACTACGTAAAAAACTGGGGTCGCACTGCACTCCGCAACAAAGAACAGCAAACGATCGACATGGATGCAGCTGGTTTTATATTTGTCTTTTGGCATCCGATGGACTTTGATTTTGTCTGGCGTGCACAGGTCACACATCGAGGTCGCGTGTATTCGTCAGACTGCAGCTGCGAAACAGAGGCACGTCAGTGGGTAGATGCAAAACACACATATCTGACTTCGACTGTGACACTGGGTATGTGGTTGGAGTCGATGATGAATGAATACAGTGTATCATCGACTGAACTTGCATCGTCTATGGGTATCAGTCGCATGACACTGCACCAGTGGATAAAGGACAAACGTCAACCGACAGTCGACAACTGGATACAGCTTGCAAAAATCTGGGCTACGTATGCAGACAAACCTGTGGAGTCGATGATGGGTCAAATGTCAAAACTGCAGAGATGAACATGATACGTATCGGTTCATTATTTGCAGGTATCGGTGGTTTTGAACTAGGTTTAGAACGGGCTATACCACAGTCAAAAACAATCTGGCAGATCGAACAAAACCTATTCTGTCAATCTATATTAAAAAAACACTGGAAGGATGCTGTCATATTTGATGATGTCTGTACAGTGGGTAAACACAACCTGCCAGAAGTCGACCTGTTATGCGGTGGTTTCCCCTGTCAGGATATATCAGTAGCCGGTAAAAGAGAGGGTATTAATGAAGGAAAAAAGTCAAGTCTTTGGTGGCAAATGCACAGGATTATTAGCGAACTACGACCCCGGGTCGTCGTCCTGGAAAACGTTGCAAATGTCATTCGACTGGGTGGACTCGATGTCATTGCAAGCCTTGCCGAAATCGGGTATGACTGTGAATGGCAAATTATACGAGCTAGTGATTTTGGTGCACCGCATCGACGTGCCAGATGGTTTTGTGTTGCCTACTCCGACGGCATCAGATCCAGTAAAACATCCGACAGGCGGTCTACATCGACTTTTATGCAAGGGGATGAGATACAGCAAAGGAGATCACAGGAACAAAACACTGCCTACTCCGGTTGCATCCACAGCAAAAAACAATCCAGACACCCCGTCACGATGGAAACGGACAGACTGTTTGAATGTGGAGGCAGCAAAAATAGCTGGCTACAATCATACAACTGGCAAAGGACTACGACTGAATCCCCGGTTTGTCGAGTGGATGATGGGATTCCCAAAAGGGTGGACAGAATAAAATCACTCGGCAACGCGATCGTCCCGGCATGTAGTGAATGGATAGGGATGCAGATTTATAAATCTGGACTACTAGACGACTTGTACAAGTAAAACACACACATCACACCTCTGAAGGCACTAGTTTTTGCGACTAGTGCCTTTTTTGTTTGTTTTGATCTCCATATATCAACTCACAGTCGAGTTCTGACAGGCAAATCAAACCGTTTTATGTTAGAATTCACATATGAGTTCATACAACATAGTAGAAATGATTCAAATGATGATGCGTGGCATCACGTCAAATGTACCAGTCGACCCTATTGCAGCAGCTGCACATTTTGAGGTGACAGTGGATGCACAGCTAGATTTGTTGTACGTGCATCATGATGGTATTGGATATGTCATCGATGGTACTGACGAAGTGATGCTGGTACACTTTACACATGACGGGGTGGAGTTCGACGAACACACAGAACACCCACAGACATTGAAGGTGATACAGTGTGCACTTCATACACTGACATATTTGGAGACAGAGCTGGTCGTATCCGATGACGATGACGACGACAGTGATGATTTTGAGTGGGTATAAAGTTATCCACAGAGTTATCCACAGAGTTATCCACACCTGTTGATAAAGTTATCCACAGAGTTATCCACAGAGTTATCCACACCTGTTGATAAGTCTGCAGGGTCTGTCTGGTACCAGCTGTCACAGGTGTCACGTCGTCTGTCACCTCTGAACATTATTAGTATACCCGTGCCAAATACCCATCACAGACCTGTTTTGGCACCGAATTACAAATTATCTTTTTTACAGGATAAAGGGGTGACAGTGTGACAGACAGGCTACACAGGCGGTGCACAGGACTTTGTTTGAGTGTCACGGGGGGTGTCACCCCTTCAGAGACAGGTGTCACACCGTGACAGTAGTGTCACCCCTCAAATAAAATGACGTGACATGCATTTATTTTGATACAAACAGAAAATAACTGGTTAGAATAGAAAAGCCTGCACCCCGTTTGCAGACAGGATGCAGGCTATAACCAAAAAACAATCAATCAAGGGAAAATAACCGATGACTAGATACAATATACCACAAAACTGGGCAACGAGCACCAAAATAACACCAAAAGAATGCACCGTATCATGTACTGTGCACCCTGCACCGTCTTCAGGATGGTACAAAACAAACAACCTCAAAAATGCACAGAGTCGACAGGTATCTCTGGACGGCATCGTGTCATCGATGCTGCGTATCGACAACCTATCAGAGGATGTCGGCAAAAATGGCAAGGTAACAGAACACGGTAAACTGGAGGCAGGCATATTTGCACCCGTTACCTGGTCTGACATGACAGGCAACAGAGCAAAATCAAAAGTGGATGTCGTGCATGCAATGGTATTCGACTTCGATGGACTGACTGACGAGGTGATGCAGGCAACACTGGATGCATTCAAACCATTTTGTCACGTTGCATACAGCAGCTTCAGTCATAAATCACCTGCCAAAAAGGGTCTGTGTGCATTCAGAGTCATCGTACCATTTGATGAACCAGTACCAGCTGCGGACTACATCACATCAGACCGTCGAGGTGTCTGGTATGCACTCGAGTCTGTATTCCCACACGTCGATGAATCTACAAAGGACCCGTCTCGTTTTTGGTTCAAACCTTCATACCGTGCAGATAGAGAGGGGACACAGTTTACTATCTCGAATGAAGGGTATGCACTGTCTGCAACAGCTGTCATCGATGCAGGATATGCCATCAACACAGGTGCACCCGTCAGACGTACAACTCCAGTACAAGACACCGTGCAAGATACCGAACAGGTACAAACACCACAAGATACACCACAAGACACACCACAAGATACCGACCGGTATCGTCGTTCTGTCGTCACCGGTGAACATTTGATCACAGATGCCACAGGTGAACGTCGACCGTTTATCTGGTACATCCAAAACTGGAATACACTCCAAAAGAACGCATCTGGCAACATCCAATGTATTGCAGAGGGCGGTCGTTCTGTCGGAGGCGCGTATATCAGTCGACGGGTGGACACGTTGACAGGTATTGCAAGGTATCGATGTACAAGTGGACGCAACAGAACACATCACGACTGCATCATCAGTGACAACGGTGTGGAGGTATCGTATTCGAACAGAGGTGGTACATGGCGACCTCTGGATACACCTGACAACCTGGTTCTGATGATAGGACAACTCGATGTCGACCTCTGGATGGACAAACGCACTGGATATGTCTGGATTGACGGTGAACGTTTTGTAGACTATCACTACACTGTCATTCAGTCGCAGCTTCGACGCAGGTTCTTTGTCGGTCGTCGACTCGGTAAAGAGACGACAAAGGATGCCGTCGACCAATATTGCCATGAAAACCAGCACGACACACTGGTCGAATACCTGGATGGACTGGAGTGGGATGGACAGACCAGACTCGACAGCTTGTTTATCGACTACTTGAATGCAGACGATACTGCGATGATACGAACGTACACTCGAAAATGGGCTATCTCTGCAGTCGCACGTGCATATCAGTGGGGTTGCAAGGTCGACACGATGTTGATTTTGAAGGGGCTACAGGGTGCAGGTAAATCTGAATTCTTCAAACGTATTGCAGGACAGTGCAGTCGTACAGGTCAATCATTTTTCAGTGATGCAGAGATCGATGTACACAGTGTCGACGGTCTGACAAAACTCCGACTGGCATGGATTCATGAATGGGCAGAACTATCTGGGATGAACCGGTCGGAGGTCGGAGACATCAAACGCTTTTTAACTATCCAGACAGACCAGTATCGTCCAAAATACGGACGTAAAGAGATCGTGCAAGACAGACACAGTGTCATCACCGGGTCCGTAAATGAGGACGAGATTTTAAAAGACTCCACAGGTAGCCGTCGTTTTTGGATCGTCGAGTGCA